TGGCAGTGGTTGCTTGCTCATGGACTTGCTATGTGTGATGAGTACACTGCTCGCTATGGTAAGGTCCACACCTGCCAGAACACGCTTCTAGCAGCAAAGGAGATACTTCCTACCGCAGACCCACAAGGTCGCAGTGGAAAGGATACCACACCCTTTGTCTTTGCGGGACCTGATGAGTTCAAGTTAGATACTTCAATATCCATCTTTGACAAATATAAAATGTATATTGCATCTAAACCATGGGTGTGTGATAATTATCTTCGCTTACCTCATCGTAAACCTGATTGGATATAAATGAAACATATTCTTTTTACCTTGAAAGGTTGTCCTTTTGATTTGCTTGATGATAAAGATTTCATACGAATGGTCTTATATAAAGCATCAAAAGAATGTAAATCAACACTGCTTGATTTGATAGTACATAAGTTTGATCCTCAAGGTGTGACTGGAATTGCTATGCTTGCTGAAAGTCATCTCAGTATCCATACTTGGCCTGAAAATGGTATGGCAGTTTGTGATGTCTTTACTTGTGGTGATACTGCTATACCTGAAAATGGTGTAGAATATATGAAAGAACAATTGAAGGCAACTGATATTGTATCTAATGAATTTGTTCGTCCTTTGGAATGATTATGAGTCGTAATGATTTTGTATGGGTTGAGAAATATCGCCCCAAGACTATTGAAGAGTGTATACTTCCTGATAATATTAAGAAGACTTTTCAAGATTTCCTAGATAAAGGAGAGGTCCCAAACCTATTATTGTCTGGTCCTCCTGGATGTGGTAAGACCACTGTCGCTAAAGCACTATGCCAAGAACTTGGAGCAGACTATTATGTCATCAATGGATCCGATGAAGGACGATTCCTTGATACCGTCAGAAATAATGCGAAGAACTTTGCTTCGACCGTATCGCTTTCGTCTTCTGCAAGACACAAAGTCGTCATCATTGATGAGGCAGATAACACAACCCCAGATGTACAACTCGCCTTACGGGCGTTTACTGAGGAGTTTGTTGGTAACTGCAGATTCATCTTTACCTGCAACTACAAAAACAAAATCATTCAACCGCTTCATAGTCGGTGTGCCGTCATCGAGTTCTCCATTAAGGGAAAAGAAAGACAGGGAGTTGCAGCCCACTTCTTCAAAAGAATCCAAGAAATACTCAATCTGGAGAAGATTGAGTATGAAGATAAAGTCATTGCTGAGTTAATCAATAAGCACTTTCCTGACTGGAGACGAGTACTAAACGAGTTGCAAAGATACTCTGTCAGTGGTAAAATTGATAGTGGTATCCTCGCATCTTTCAGCAATGTTAAGACTACTGAACTTTTTAAGTTTCTTAAGGAGAAAGATTTCCCCGCCACGCGAAAGTGGGTCGTTGATAATTTGGACAATGATCCTACTGTACTTCTGCGTAGCATTTACGATGCTCTTTATACACACCTGGCAGGTCCTGGGATTGCTGCTGCTGTGCTTGTTATTGCTAAGTATCAGTATCAAAGTTCGTTCGTAGCTGATCAGGAAATAAATATGCTTGCGTGTTTGACTGAGATTATGATTGAGTGTGAGTTCAAATGAAGTTTAAAGCACTAGTATTCATCCGTCTAAGGTCACAGGTTGATGACTCTCCTGGCAATGCTGTGAGAGATGCCTGTAAGCGATTGTCAGAACTCAATATCAAGAAACTTAGATTGGGTAAGGTAGTTGATGTTTGGTTGGAAGCAGAGACTAGAGAGTATGCTGAGAAGGAACTTGAAATGCTTTCTGATAGATTCCTTGCCAATAAAGTTATGGAAGACTGGGATTATGAATTGACTGAGATTGAAGAATTTCCTAAAGGTATTGAATAATGCCACACGAATTCGATCCATGCGAAGCACCTGTAGAAGGTGAAGTTGATAAGTGGGGGTTTACAATTAAACCCACCATTACTGATGATGAACTGATTTTGATTTGTTTAAAAAATGCCCCTTGTGGGACAGATAGGAAGCAAGCACTTGCTCTTGTCGCAAAGTATCAAACTAAAGTAAACAAGAAGGTTAATTGAAATGAATGTAAAAGTTTTTCGTGCAAACACTGGTGAAGAAGTTATCTTCACTCTGATCAATGAAGATGAGAATACTATTGAGGTTGAAAATCCTCTAGTAGCAATGCCCAGTGCTCAAGGTCAAATTGGTTTTGGTCCATGGTCATATCTTCAAAAAGAAGGAACAACTCTCACAATTGATAAGCAGTATATTGTTTATATTTGTGATGCTAGGGATGAAGTTGTAGATAACTATACTAAGATTTTCTCTACCATTGAAACACCTAGCAAGAAACTGATTCTATGAGATCGTTCAAAACACCTTTGAGATATCCTGGAGGTAAATCCAGAGCATGTGGGAAAATGAATCCATATTTTCCTGACTTATATAACTATGGTGAATATCGTGAACCTTTTCTTGGCGGAGGATCTGTGGCAATCCATGTGTCTAAACTATATCCTCGCTTAAATATATGGGTAAATGATTTATATGAACCTCTAGTTAACTTTTGGACACAAGTTCAAAGTAATGGCATCGTGTTGCGAGATGAGTTAGCAAAACTCAAATCTCTTCATCCCAATCCAAATAGAGCAAAAGATTTATTTTTATTCTCAAAGGAAAAAGTTAATGATCCTGAAAGATCTAGTTTGGTTCGCGCTGTCAGTTTTTATATTGTCAACAAGTGTTCTTTTTCTGGTCTCACTGAAGCCAGTTCATTTTCTAAACAAGCGTCAAATAGTAATTTCTCGATGCGAGGCATTGACAAACTTCCTGGGTATTCAGAACTAATCTCAAACTGGAAGATTACAAATCTTTCTTATGAAGAGTTACTAGAGGATTCTGATGCATTTGTTTATCTAGACCCTCCATATGATATTAAAGATAATCTATATGGTAAGAAAGGTAGTATGCATAAAGGGTTTGACCATGATGACTTTGCTGCAAAATGTGCTGCTAGTAAAATGGATATGCTTGTATCCTATAACTCAGATCAGTTAGTGAAGGATAGGTTTGTGGGATGGAATGCTGCTGAGTTTGATCTTACATATACTATGAGATCAGTTGGTGAGTACATGCGAGAGCAAAAACAACGTAAAGAACTTTTACTTTTTAATTATGGAACCGGAACTGAAGGACTGGCTGAACTCAATCAACTTTAATAAGAACAATATTCTTGAGGAAAATCCATATCTAGCAAAACAATATCCACCATATATTGTTAATAAATGTCTTGCTGGTCATCTTGATTGTATTATGTTTGCTAACGAAATGAACAAGTATCATTTCCTCAGTAAAGATATGCAATATAATTTTTATATAAATATCTTGAGAAAAAGGAAGAGATTCTCTCCTTGGATCCGAAAGGATAAAGTCACAAACTTAGATTGTGTTAAACAATACTATGGTTACAGTAATGAGAAAGCCTCTCAGGTCCTGAAGATTTTATCAAATGAACAGATCGACTTTATTAAACAACGACTTGAAACTGGTGGTACAAAATGACACAGACTTCTGAACCTCAGGTTAATTGGTCTCAAGATAAAATGATTGAGGTCAGACTTAATGCTCCTGATGATTTCCTTAAGGTAAGAGAAACTCTCACACGTATTGGTGTGGCATCTCGTAAAGAAAAGAAACTTTATCAATCGTGCCATATTTTACATAAGCAAGGTAAATATTATATCGTGCATTTTAAGGAGTTATTTGCTCTTGATGGCAAATACGCTAACCTTACTGTTAACGATGTTCAGCGTAGGAATCGTATTACTCGCCTGCTTACTGATTGGGGTCTCGTAAGTGTTGTACTTGAAGATGCTATTATAGATATTGCTCCTCTGAATCAAATTAAAGTTCTTCCTTATAAGGAAAAAAATAATTGGGTGCTAGAGCAAAAATACAATATTGGCAAAAAGAATAAAGTAGAAGAACCTGAACAGAAGAAGGAATAAATAAGACTGAGACTCTTTTCGTGCGGTCTCTACAAAAGTCGGAACACCCAAAGACCTTCCTTGACGGGAAGGTCTTTTTTTGCTATAATACGTGTATACAAAATCAACCCCCATGACTGCTTCCTACAAAGTTCGTCGTCCCTTCTTGAAAAATCACTCCCTTCATAACTTTGCAAAGTCTGCTCATGATGAGCAAACTTTCATTGAAAGTGGGAAACACCTTCCTGTACTGCATCAACTGAATATTATCTTTAATCAGAAGTTTGGTCTGTCCATTGATTATGATTCTATCCAAGAATACTACGGAACTGATGTAGAGACCATTGCGAAGAACAAGTCCGGTATTGATTGTTCATTTGATCTTGTAGATAGTGAAACCAGAGAGATTAAGCAAGAGTACTTTACTCTTGATTGGAAGATTCGTTTCTTTCATACCTCTGCTGTTTATGATGACTTTCTAGCAGAGATTGTTAGTCAAGATTTTGGTCATTATTCCAATAAGATTCCCGTTCCTGGTTGGGCAGTTTGCAATCACAAGTTGAATGATGCTATACTTTATATTATTCCTGGCATGAATAAAGCAGCACTCGTGATGCGTAAAGAACTTAAAGAAGGATTTGAAAAACTTCGTTTTCCAGATAAAAATCGTAAATATGCTAAGAACGGTCGTTACACCACTATTAGTGTGCCAATCAGTTGGGAGCGACTAATTAAAGTATGTCCAAGCACAATTATTTTCAACTATGAGTGATGTAAAACTTTATAATGATGATTGTATGAAGGTTCTCCCATCACTTGCTGATGGGAGTATTTCTTTGACTCTTACAGATATACCTTATGATGAGGTAAATCGTAAGAGTGGAGGACTTCGTAATCTAGATAAAAGTCATGCAGATATTATTACTTTTCCTCTTGATGATTTTATCGATGAAGTAGTTCGCATAACTTCTGGAAGTATTTACATTTTCTGTGGATCAGTTCAAGTATCTCATATTCGTAATCGTTTGATTGACCATAAACTCTCAGTGCGTCATTGTATCTGGGAGAAAACTAATCCATCCCCAATGAATGGTCAGCACATTTGGTTATCCAGTATTGAAAACTGTGTGTTTGCTAAAAAATCTGGTGCGGTATTCAATGAACATTGTAAATCTGCTGTGTGGAGAAATGCCATTGAACATTACAAAGACCACCCAACACCCAAACCAATCAAACTAATGGAGAGATTGATTGAGGCTAGTTCAAATGTAGGAGATACTGTGCTTGATCCATGTATGGGTAGTGGTGCTATCGGCGTTGCGGCAAAGCAGTGTGGGCGTAACTTTATTGGAATAGAAATGAATGAAGAATATTATAAAATGACGGAGGAGAGAATCAATAGTAAAAGTGAGAGTATTTTATCTTTTATGTAAAACCGAATGAAAAATTACGGGGTTCACTGCCCCGTTTTTTTATGTCTTGTATTATAAATATATCGGATGCCTTCAGGGTCCACACAATCAAATCTCGCTTAGTTAAGGAGAAGTACAATGGGAAACCTCATGAAGTATAATGCTGCGGACTTGGACCAGTTAATGGACAGGATCACACGTAATAGTATTGGAATGAATGATTACTTTGATAACGTATTCAGTTTCAATCAAGAGTCTAACTACCCTCCATATAATCTCATACAAGAAAGCAACACAGCATCGCGTCTAGAACTCGCTCTGGCTGGGTTTAAACAGGAAGAAGTCAATGTCTACACAGAATACGGTAAACTCACTGTGGAGGGCAAGAAGGAGGCGAAAGAGGACAAGGAGAACTACCTGCATAAAGGTCTGGCTCAACGGTCGTTTGCACGTTCCTGGACAATCGCTGAAGACACGGAAATTAGATCAGTTACTTTTGAGGATGGGTTTTTGACTGTGAATCTTGGGAAACTTGTCCCTGAACATCATGCCCGTAAAGACTGGCTCTAAATATATTTGTATCGTCGCCGCAGGGAGATGTCTGGCAAAATCCAGATGATCTCCCTATTTTTTTAGGAGTTATTATGAAAAACCTTAAAGTTCTACTACTGATCAATAATCTTACTTTAGTCACTCAGATTGAAGAAGTGACCACTGAACTGGGAGAACCTGATTGTAAATTGATTGAACCATTTGTAATCGGTTCTGACCTTACTCTTACTCCTTGGTTGCTAGACTACACCATGGATAATGAGTTTATGATTTCCTCGGATAAGATCTTGACTATTGTCGAACCTAGTACTAAACTGAAGGGTAAGTACGAAGAAGTTATCAAGTGAGGTTTTACACAAACGTCCAAATGATTGGGGACAACTTTCTCGTTCGTGGTTATGAAGACGGAAGAAAAGTAAAATATAAGGATAAGTTTCAACCTACTCTATATGTAAAATCAAAGAAAGAAAGCAAGTGGAAAACACTTGAAGGTGAGAGTGTAGAACCCATTCAACCAGGAACAGTTCGCGATTGCCGCGAGTTCTATAAAAAGTATGATGGTATTGATGGGTTCAAAATCTACGGAAATGAGAGATATGTATATCAGTATATTTCTGATAACTATCCAGCAGAAGAAATCAAGTTTGATATCAAGAAGATCAATCTAGTAACGATTGATATTGAGGTTCAAGCAGAGCATGGATTCCCTGATCCAGAATCTTGTTCTGAGGAGATGCTTACAATCTCTATTCAGGACTATACAACAAAAGAGATTAGAACCTGGGGACGTAAACCATATACACCTACTCAGAAGAATGTAACTTATCATTACTTCCCTGATGAAGTAGAGATGCTTGAGGCATTTCTATATTGGTGGTCCACTAATCCACCTGATGTTGTGACTGGATGGAACTGTCGTCTGTACGATATTCCATACCTTTGTGGACGTATCACTCGGATTATGGGTGAGAAGAAGATGAAGGAACTTTCACCTTGGGGATATGTCAATCATCAAGAGATTCAAATCTCTGGTAGGGTATTCAATGTTTTTGAACTTCTTGGTGTTACGACACTTGATTATCTAGAACTGTATAAGAAGTTTACTTATAAAGCACAAGAATCATATCGATTGGATTATATTGCTGAAGTAGAACTAGGACAAAAGAAACTAGATCACAGTGAGTTTGATACCTTTAAAGATTTTTATCGTGGGAATTGGAAGAAGTTTGTAGACTACAACATCGTTGACGTAGAACTTGTTGACCGAATGGAAGACAAGATGAAACTGATTGAACTTGCATTGACGATGGCATATACTGCCAAAGTTAACTATACTGATGTGATGTTTCAGGTGAGAATGTGGGACACTATCATCTATAACTATCTTAAACAAAGAAATATTGTTATTCCTCCTAAAGATAAGTCTGATAAGAGTGATAAGTATGCCGGTGCTTATGTAAAAGAACCAAAACCTGGTGTGTATGATTGGGTGGTGTCGTTTGACCTTAACTCACTATATCCTCACCTAATGATGCAGTACAATATATCACCAGAAACATTGATTGAGACAAAGCATCCATCAGTTACTGTTGATAAGATTCTCAATCAGGATATTACTTTTGAGATGTATAAAGACTATGCCGTTTGTGGTAATGGTGCAATGTATAGGAAAGATATAAAAGGATTTCTGCCTGAGTTGATGGAGAAGATGTATGCCGAACGAGTCATCTTTAAAAAACGAATGCTTACTGCCAAGCAACAGTACGAGAAGACGCCTACTGTGGCACTTGAAAAGGAAATCGCTAGATGTAACAACATTCAAATGGCGAAGAAGATTGCTCTTAATAGTGCTTATGGCGCTATTGGTAATCAATATTTCAGATACTTTAAGTTAGCAAATGCTGAAGCAATCACACTTTCGGGGCAAACTTCTATCCGTTGGATTGAAAATCGTATGAACGGATATCTAAATAATCTATTAAAAACAGATACTGTCGATTATGTCATCGCATCCGACACCGACTCAATCTATATTAATTTTGGACCTCTTGTTGATAAATTTTATAGCAATCGCATCAGCGAACCGACTAAGATTGTGGAGATCATCAATAAGATTTGTGAGGACAAGTTGGAACCGTTCATCGATTCCTCCTATCAAGACCTTGCGACGTTTGTTAATGCATATGAACAGAAAATGCAAATGAAGCGTGAGAATATTGCTGAACGTGGTATCTGGACCGCAAAGAAGCGATATATTCTCAACGTATGGGATAGTGAAGGTGTTCGTTATGACGAACCTAAACTCAAGATGATGGGTATTGAAGCAGTTAAGTCATCTACTCCTGCTCCCTGTAGGAAGATGATCAAAGATGCTCTCAAACTTATGATGAATGGGACTGAGGATGAGGTGATTGACTTTATTGATAATGCTAGAGAGAAGTTTAAAAAGATGACCCCAGAGGAGATAGCATTTCCAAGATCAATCTCTGATGTGAATAAGCATAAGTCCTTCTCTACCATTTATGGAAAGGGATGTCCAATGCATGTTCGCGGAGCATTGCTATATAATCACTATATTAAAGAGAAGAAACTTGATAGTAAGTACTCTCTTATCAATAACGGAGAAAAGATCAAGTTCGTAGCATTAAAGAAGGCAAATCCAATCAGAGAAAATGTATTATCATTCATCTCAGAATTTCCTCACGAACTTGGTCTTGACAAATACATTGACTATGACCTACAATTCAACAAAGCCTTTCTAGAACCTCTTAAAGTCATTCTTGATGCTATTGGTTGGAATGTAGAGAAGACTGTAAACCTTGAACTATTCTTTGAATAATGGATTTTTTAAAAGAGATTGTAAAAGAGATTGGAGATGACTATACCAAACTGGCAAAAGACATCGACGACACAGAAACTTACGTGGACACAGGTTCGTTCATTCTTAACGGACTTATATCAGGTAGTATATTTGGTGGTTGTTCTGGGAATAAGATTACTGCCATTGCTGGGGAGTCTTCTACTGGCAAGACTTTTTTTAGTCTCGCTGTGGTTAAGAATTTTCTGGATAGTAATCCTGGTGGTTACTGTCTGTACTTTGACACTGAAGCAGCAGTTAATAAATCTCTTCTTAAAAGTCGTGGCATTGACCTAGAAAGACTAGTTGTCATTAATGTTGTTACGATTGAACAGTTTAGGCAAAAAGCACTGCAGGCTGTTGATATATACTTAAAGAAATCTGAAGAAGAGCGCAGTCCATGCATGTTTGTACTAGACTCTCTTGGTATGCTTTCGACAGAGAAGGAGATTCGTGACGCACTAGACGACAAACAAGTTAGGGACATGACCAAATCCCAACTGGTGAAAGGAGCATTCCGTATGCTCACACTCAAACTTGGTCAAGCAAATATTCCAATGATTGTAACCAATCACACCTACGATGTCATCGGATCTTATGTACCAACTAAAGAAATGGGAGGAGGCAGCGGCCTCAAGTATGCAGCGTCTACAATCATCTATCTGTCCAAGAAAAAAGAAAAAGATGGCACCGATGTCGTTGGAAACCTTATCAAGGCAAAGACTGCTAAGTCGCGTTTAAGTAAAGAAAACAAAGACGTTACAGTACGCCTCTACTATGATGAGCGTGGTCTTGATCGCTATTATGGTCTTCTTGAACTTGGTGAGATTGGTGGACTTTGGAAAAATGTAGCAGGTCGTTATGAGATAGGTGGCAAAAAAGTTTATGCCAAAGCGATTCTCAAAGAACCTGAAACATACTTTACCGAAGAGGTAATGGAAAAGTTAGATGTTATTGCTAAGGAGGAGTTTTCTTACGGCTCATGAATGTATTAGATTTATGTTTGAAGATTGACCAGGCAATTCCTGATTCAATCTGTGATGAGTTTATTAGTATCTTTGATGAGAGTGATAAAAAGCAGAGACTTGATAGAAACGGATATCCAAACTGGACTAATCTATTTGTTCAAGATCTCATTGATCATGAACACTATGATGTGATTCAAAAAAAGATTGAAGAACAAAATCATAGGTTTCTCAAAACGTATCAAAATTATATTGGGGAGTATGGAAAATATTTTGAAGCAAATGAATATGAGTTTGAAGGAGGAAATATAAAATGCTATGAAAGTGGCACGGAAGATAGGTATGATTATCATGCTGACACTAGTTCTCTTCTTACTTCACGTAGATACATTGCTATGATATGGTATCTGAATGATAACTTTGAAGGTGGAGAAACTGTATTCTATCCCGAATGTTCAATCATACCTAAAAAAGGATCTGTGCTTATCTTCCCCCCTTACTGGATGTTTCCTCATAGTGGCAGACCAGTATTGAAAGGTAAAAAGTATATTATGTCAACTTACTGTCTTTGGTCACATGGATAAAATTGAATTCTTAATCCTTAAGAATCTGCTTCATACTGAAGACTATTGGAGAAAGGTTATCCCTTTCTTAAAATCTGAATATTTTGAAGATACTAATCAGAAGATAGTATATGAAGAGATTGAATCTTTTGTTACTCAATATAATGATACTCCTACAAAAGAGATATTAAGTATTGAGGTAGAAAAAAGAACAGACATCTCTGATATTACATTTAAAGAGATATCAAAACTCATTAGTTATTTGGATAGCGAACCAGTTGACTTTGACTGGTTGATGGATACTACTGAGAAGTGGTGTCGTGATCGTGCTATTTACTTAGCACTAGTTCAATCTATTTCTATTGCAGATGGTAAGCATGAGAAGCATAGTCCTGATGCTATCCCATCAATCTTATCCGAGGCTCTTGCTGTTGGTTTTGATAACCATGTAGGTCATGATTACTTAGAAGACTGTGCCGAAAGATATGATCTATACACCAAAAAAGAATCCAGGATTCCGTTCGACCTTGAGTTCTTTAACAAAATCACAAAAGGTGGTCTTCCTAATAAAACACTTAATATTGCTCTTGCTGGGACTGGTGTCGGCAAGTCTTTGTTTATGTGTCATATGGCTTCTTCTGTCTTACTTCAGAATAAGAACGTACTTTATATTACTGCAGAGATGGCTGAGGAGAAGATTGCTGAACGAATCGACGCAAACCTTTTAAACATCAATATTCAAGACATTGCGGATCTTCCTAAGCAAATGTTTATGAGTAAAGTTAGCAACGTTGCTCAAAAGACACAGGGAACTCTTATAATTAAAGAATACGCAACAGCATCAGCACATGCTGGACACTTTAGGTCACTTCTTAATGAACTTGCACTTAAAAAGTCATTTAGACCTGATATTATTTTCATTGATTACCTTAATATATGTGCTTCCGAAAGATATCGCGCTGGTAGCAATGTCAATTCATATACAGTTGTCAAAGCAATTGCTGAGGAGCTTCGAGGGTTGGCTGTCGAAGCAAACGTCCCTATCGTTTCTGCCACGCAGACCACTCGCTCTGGTTATGGCAGCAGTGATGTTGAACTCACTGATACTAGTGAGTCCTTTGGGTTGCCTGCTACTGCTGATCTTATGTTTGCCCTTATTAAAACTGATGAGCTTGAGGAGTTGGGACAGATACTTGTAAAACAGTTGAAGAATCGTTATAATGCTGAGACTGTATTCAAACGATTTGTGATTGGTGTTGATCGTGCAAAGATGAGACTGTACGATTGTGAGCAAACCGCACAGGATGATCTGCTTGACAATAAGCAGGAAGAGCAGTATAGTTATGAGAACAAACCTAAAAAAGTATTTGAGGGATTTAAGTTTTGAATAATTATGTTGACTTTGTAAAACAAACTACTAGTGAACCTAGTTTGAACTATGGTGTTATGGCATCTCGTCTTGCTGAACTTGAAGCCTCTGGAGTAAACACCACTCAACTTCTAACTGCTTCTCTGGGATTGACTGCAGAAGCAGGTGAGTTTACTGAGGTGGTGAAGAAGATTTTGTTTCAAGGAAAACCTTATACTGAAGATAATGTATTTCATATGAAGCGTGAACTTGGAGATATCTGCTGGTATCTTGCCCAAGCATTCATGGCATTGGATACTAACTTTGATGAGATTCTTGATATGAACATTGAGAAACTAAGTGCTCGTTATCCATCAGGAACATTTGATTCCTATTATTCTGAAAATCGTGTAGAGGGAGATGTATGATTAATCTTGAAATTAGTATACCAGCAGCAGTTGCTCTTCGGCAGGCATTATATCGTGAACAGCATGGATATACTTTAGATTTATCTTGTTGTCCAACGAGAATCATTGATATTCGTAATCTTATTGTAGAACTCGATACTAAAATTCAGGAACGACTTAATGAGCAAGAAAAAGTTCAAGAACAAGAAGAATGATGAATGGGAGTACGAAGAAACTCCTGAAGTTCGTGCTGCTATTGCAAAACTGCACGAAGATATTCGTCAACGTAAACTGAAAGAACAAGACGACAAACTTAACTACGACACTGGAGGAAAATGAAAACGATTAGTCTTAATGAATATCTTATTGCAGGCGAAGAGTTTTGGCCTAAGTATTGGTATGTTGCTAAAGAACTTGGTGAAAATGCAAAATCAGAAGACATTCTAAAAATCATGGAATCTCTTGCTGGTGTTGCTATGAAGAATCGTGCAGAAGAAAAAACTGGACCATTTGGATTTAATAAAAAAGGTCTTATTGTAGAAGATGAATCTTCTAAAGAGGAATAAATAATAGAATAAAAGAGATTAAGATATGTTATCTAATCAATACCGGCAACGGATGGAGTTTATTTGTAAACGCATCAGTCAAGGTGAAGAGGTAAAACTATCTGATATGATATGGGCAACTAAACTAGCAAAATCAAATAGATCTGCTGGTGAAATGTTGAGAAGAGCAAAAAGAATAGCACATAATCCAAACATCCAAGAAGGAAGTTTGGACGATTTTATGAATAGGATGGACTTGGGAGACCCTGATCCATCCAATCACAAAACAGGATTTGATAGCGCAGATGACATTAGCGATTGGTTCCACCAAAACAGAACAGATGACTGGAGACAAAGAGACTAGAGAACTAATTGATGATGTGTTTTATATTTGGGAAACCAAATATGGACTTTGGAGCACTGAGACTAAACAAGGACGTAAAATGTTGTCTGGATTGCATAAAGACAATGTAATCATTATGACACGATGGCATCTTAAGTGTGAGCAAGATGGAACTCTTGATCAATACACAAGGGTGGTAGGTAATTCAAGCGTTGGGGTTGACTTATGAGTAGAGACGATGTTCCTTATTCTAAGATAAATCGTATCGCTGAAGATATCGGTGGCAAAGTAGAGCACTATAAATGTTGGGATTATGATTCGGGTAATCCCACTGAATATAGAAAAATTGTAATCGTGTATGGACACGAAAAAGTAAATGACAACAGTCCTTAACTATGCTGCTGCCTTTTGGTCTGTAGTAATTATGAACTGCATTCAACCAGTGAACTGGAAAGCATGTCTACCAGTTCATGAATGGTTGTTTCCCGAAATAAAAACAGGTATTGAATTATATCTTGATCCCTCTATAATATACAAAAACGAAAGAGAATATTTGAATAATATAAATATAAAAAAGTAATGTGTTAAAAGAAATGTCTTCTGTATTGCGTAATTTCATGGAGGCTTACAAGGCTGTCCATAATCCTGAAGCTAAAGAAGAGTTCTATGCTAGTAGAGATTCCCTAAGTGAGTTGGATTTCTCCTTGATTAACGAAGAAGAACTTAACGATATTTGTGAAGAGATCGTTCAAGAATTGTTTGACGAAGGTTATGATGTAACCGGTGTTGATCTTATAGTTGATGGAATGCTTTCTGAAGCAAAAGTGACTTATGGTAGTGATACTGATAGTCCTAGAGCAATGAAAGTCAAGGCAATGAAGACCGGACTTAAAGGCGCAATGGACAAAGTAAAGTCTAAAGCATCAACTGGTGCTGTTAAAACGTATGGCGCATATAGAACTGCTAAAGTAGCAGCACAAGACAAAGCAAGAAGAACAGCACAGACTGCTAAGAATATGTCTGCTCAGACTGCTAGAGCAGCAGTTGATGCTAAGGCAAAAGCAAAGTCTGGTATTAAAGGTATGCTGAAGAAAGCAGCAGAGAAAGTATCCTCTGGTGCTCAGAAAGTTGCTAAGAGAATGAGTGAGGGAGCAAAACCCGATTACCTAGACTTTGACAAAGATGGTAATGAAAAGGAGTCAATGAAGAAGGCTCTTAAGGATAAGAAGAAGCACGGTATGAAAGGTCATAAGTGCGATGATGATTGTGATGAGAAAATGGAAGAAGGTAAGAGTAATGCTACTAATTTTCTTTCTACTGCATATAGAGCAGTTTATGCAGAAGTTGAGAACGTAGATGAAATCTACAAAGGCAAGCACGGACAGACTGAGAAGCAGTATCAGGACAGCAGATCTGATGCTGGTAAGATGATCTCTGGTGACTCTAAGATGAGTGGATCTAGGTATGCTCAGGGCAGAAGAACTAGCAGTGATGCTGGTCCT